GCATTTGGGCGGCGGCACGCTGCGCAGTGATGGGCGGCTTGTTGTTAAATTTAATCGGCTCGGCCTGTGCTGCGCCTGTTCCGGCGACAGCGGTTACAGCAGCCAGTGCAAGCTTTCCGCCCGGTATTAGATTCAGCAGCGGCTGCAAGAACGAAAACTTGTCCTTGATGTAGGAAACCGCCGTATTAAATTTTTCGGTGATGCCATCCCAAAGATTAATAAAAAATGCCTTGATGGGTTCCCAGTTCCGGTAGATCAAATATGCCGCTCCGGCCAGCGCAGTAATAGCCAGTCCAAGCGGATTCATCAGCAGTGCGCGGCCAAGCCATATAAAGGCGTTACCGATCATTTTAATCATGCCTATGGCTGGTACGCCTTGAATCCCCAGCATCATCAATCCATATCGAATAATTGCGAAGGGGCCAATGACTGCCGCCACCCCGATTCCAAGCGCGCCCATTCCCGCCAGCAAAATAGCCAGCACCGCCACCGTCTTCATCATCGCACCCGCCAATACCGGATGCTCTTGCGCAAAGGCACTCAGCTTCGCCGACATATCACCGATCCACTGCGTGAGCGATTTCACTTCCGGTGCAATCGTTTCTCCAAAAGACACCAGCGCATTGGTAAATGTGCCTGATGCGGCATCCCATAAACTTTTCAGCGTGCCGAGCTGCTCGTTTACACGGCGCTGAATGTCGGCCTGTGCGGCCATCTTGGCTTGCACATCTTCGTAGCCTGACTTGCCTTTGTCGATCATCAGCGAGACCGCTTGCAAGGTTTCCGCATCGTCGCCGAACAATTCTTTAATGACGCTGATGCGCTTCTGGGTTGTCAGTTTTTTGAGCTTGTCCATGTTGGCGAACAGCTTATCCATACCGCCGAACTCGCCTTTGCCATTGCTGAAATCAAGATTGATTCCCGTTCCTTTCAGCGCTTCGTTTGCCTTGCTCAGCTTCTTTACATCGAGCGAACTTTGAAACACTTTGCGCCAAGCATTTCCGGCGGCTTCGCCGCGCATGCCAGCCTGATCTGCCATCACGATCAGCGGGGCGAATACTCCTGCAGCATCCAGCCCCTGCTTTTTGATGATCGACATCGCGGGAGACAACTTTGCGAACGCTTCCAGCATGTTGTTGTGATCCACGCCAAGGTAGAAGGTGCGCTGGATCACGTCCATCAACCCCATCATGTCGCCCTCGGTGGTGCGGGTGGCATCTTGCAGCTTGGAAGCGAATTCGGCGGCGGCATCCATCGGCATTTTGAGTTGCACGCCGAGGTAAGCCGTGGCCTTTCCCAGCCCGCCCAGTACGGCCTTGGCCGACATGCCCTGACGGATCAGCATGGTCATCATGTTTTGATAGTCAGCCGTGGTGCCGGGCAGCTTGTCACCCAGCTCGCGGGCTTGCTTGTTGATCGCCTCAAATTCGGGAGCGACTTTTCCGCCCACGCCCATCATCGCCACCTTAAGTTGAGTGGCGGCATCTTCGGCGCTGGCATATTCCTTAATGGTTTTGAGGATCGGCATGCCAAGCGCTGCACCGCCGACTAATGCACTCGCCCCCGCCCCAGCCATCTGGTTACGGTTGGCCAGCATCTTGTCGCGATTGGCACGGATGGCTTGAATGGCCTGCATGCGTTTGTTTTGCTGCTCAAGCGCCGCCGTTTCGCGCTGCACTGCTCCGGTTGTACTTTCGATTTGCGCTTTAAGTTCGCGCTGTTTGCTGACCATGTTGCTGGTTTCAATGCCGGATGATTTCAGCACATCACGCATGCGCTGGGTTCGTTCTGCCAGCTCATTGCTGCGCATCTTGAGGTTATGGGCTTCGTTCTGCGCCTCTTTCAGAGCGCGCGCCATATCTTTGGTAGGCACGTCAACCGAGGCGATGACTTCCTTGATGCGCTTTACCTCTGCTTGTGCGGCACTGAGTTGGTTGGCAGTGATCGAAGCGTCTTTTGAGAGCTTGCGAAATGCGGTGATATTTTCCTGCTCGCGGTTGAGTTGCTTGAGCTGGTCTTTCACGGCACGCAGTGCTTTTGATGTGGCGGAACTTCCTTCTGTGATGCCTTTCAGCGGACGCAGTATCTTATCCACCATCGACAAGACAACTTCAAGTTTTAATTTGTCACTCACTCTTCCGCTCCGCTTCTTTTACACGCGCATTCGTGCCATTCCATCAGTTCCGGGAGATACATTTTTCCCATGGGTTCAGGCTCCCAGCCAAACACGGTGGCGATATCTGCCATCACCTCGGTTACTGAGCTTGGTAAAGCTCCCGCTTCATGGCTGTCGGCAACAAAAAACTAGCCACCGCCACGCCCATCTGCATCAGGTCAGAGGTATTCAGTCCGGCAACTTCGTGCTCGGTGAGCGAGGGTTCAGAGATGCGCGGGATCACCTTGTGCAGCGCGGTCACGTCCATGTGGGCAACGTCCATCAGGTTTACACCGCGTAGCTCGCCTGCTGCGGGCTTGCGTAGGCTGATGGAGGTGATGGTTTGTTCACCGCGCTGAATTGGGGTATCCAACTCGATGTTGGTATTAAGCACGGGTGTGTTGTTGGTTTTGGTTTTCATGACTGGTCTCTCTATGATTGCGAAAATTGATGAGGGCGGATGATCCGCCCCCGTTGGATTACATGCCGATAGCCTTACGCTGCTCGGCCAGCATGTCTACGCCGTTAACGATAAAGATAAAGTTGAGTACGTCGATTTCGATCAACACCTTTCCGTCGATAGTGAGCTTGTAGTACACGAGATTGGATTTAACCTTGAACTCGCTCTTGTCGCCCGCCTTGGCCTTGCCGGGGTCGATTTCTTTGTGGCGGCCACGCACGACGACTTCGACCTGCTGCACAGCGGCAGTATCGTCGCTCTGGTAAGCGCCAGCGAAGCGCATACCGACACCGCCCGCCTTGACGATACCGTATTGCTCAAACACCTGACGCATGATGCCGCCGCAGGTCATTTCGAGTTCCATCTTTTCTTGTCCGAGGTCTATTTCGGCCTCTCCATCCATACCGCCGCCGCGAAAACCTTCGGTCTTTCTGCTCAGTTTGGGCAGCACCACTTCGGCCACTTCGCCCATCCAGCTTTTTCCTTCGTTGTAGACGTTGAAATTTTTAAGTACGCTGGGCATCCCCATGATTTTTTCCTTTCAGGTTGTGCCGATTAAGCGCCGATGCGGCTGGCGAAATCGACCAGATAACGGTCGGTGATGCGCTGGTTGAAGGTGAGGTCTTCCAGCGGCTGCACGGGGGTGTAGTCGTAGTCGATAGCTAGCTTGCCCGCTTTCAGCGTGTCTTTGGTATTCACCGCATCGTCATACCAGCAGCTAGCGCCAATCAGGTATCCCGCTGTGATGAGTTCGCGGAATTTGGCATTAACGCCTTCGATGATGTCGCGCACCAGTGATGGGTTGAGCGGAGCATCCACCGCCCACATGTGCGCTTCGGCCATCGTTTCGCGGATGACTTGGGCGGTGCGGGTGTAGTTTTCAAAGGCGAACAGCGGGTCGGCAGAGCAGGTACGCGAACCCCAGAAACGGAAGCCGTCATGGTGGATCAGGGTGGTGACATCGTGGCTGTTGAGGAAGTCGGCATCGGTGGTGGTTTCTTGCAAGTCAAAGAACACGTCTTTGCTGATTCCGGTGACACCGTTCACGCCGATGTTGGAGAGGGTTTTGTGCCAGCCGATCTCGTTATCCAGCTTGGCGCGCAAGCCCAGCGCACGGGCAACGGACGAGGCGTTCACGGTGGCGTTGATTGCCGTGCTCCAAGCAAGGAAGTCAGGCCACAGCACCATCAACTCGCGCTGGCTGAAATTGGCGCGGTAGGCGATGGCATCTTCCTTTGTCTGCGCGCCGTCGGCGTAGACATAGGCAAAGCCTTTTAGCTTTTGCGCAATGCCCGCCAGCTCGGTGGCGACCGGCAGCGAATCAAACCCCGGCACACCCAAAATGCGCGGCTTCACGCCTACCTTGGGCTTAGCGGTGAGCAGCGCTTTCATGCCGGTGTATTGGCCTTGCGGGGTGGTGGTGCCGATGATGTTGCTGGTGGTTTCGGCAGCGGTTGCACCTTCGGCTACACGCACCACGACGACGGCGGTGTTGGCCTGATCCACAATCGCGTCGAGCGAGGAAGCCAGCGTACCCGCACTACCGGCCTTGCCGATGTCGGTTTGAATGTTGGTGACCAGCACCGGGGTATCGAGCGGGAACTTTGCTGCGTCTGCATCCGCTGCGGTACAGACCATGCCGATGACTGACGTATCGACAACGCGGATGGGACGCGTGCCGTCATTAGCTTCAACGACGCGCGTGCCGTGGTGGTAAGTGGTTGGCATTTTAATCTCCGTAAATTGGGGCGGAGACAGCATGCCGAAAGAGTTTTTTTAAGTCGTGGAGGGGATGTTGTATGAGTGGTTCGTACAACACGGGGGAGCTACCTGTAATTCCCTTTCCCGAACCAACTCACCGCCCAATACATCAGCACTCTCCGCCAGCGCGGCACACCGAGCACCTCCATCGCCTCAAGAAACACCCGATCTGCCCAAGGCTTTGAGCCGACGGCTTGTTGATAGAGGTAATCGTGGACGATGGCGGCTTTGGCGTATTGGCCGTGGGGCGGAAAGATCGCCCACAAGATGCGCGGCGTGCTGGCCAGATCAGTGACCGTGCCGACCGGAACGCAGATCACTTCATCGCTGGGAAAGCTGCCGACGTGGTAGTCAAACTCCGCCAGCAGCTCCCAGCGGTAGTTTTCCTGCATGCGCAGATCAGCGGGCGTGGTGAAGCTGCTCATAGTCAGACTTTGGTTAGCGCGGCGATGGCGGCCAGCTCAACCGCTTTATTATCGAGCAGAGCCGCATCCAGCGCGGTCTGCTCGGCGGAAGCGATGATTGCGGATTTGGTCTTGGTGCGCACGGCATCCAGCGCGCCAACCAGCCCGGCGAACTTAGCGGCATTCGCCAGCACCTTCGCTGCCCATGCGGCTTGCAGTGACGGCGTAGTCAACCCGTTCGCCGTCATAAAGGCATTTCCCTCACCGCTCACCACCGCACCCGCTGCCACCGCATTGGCTGCGGCCAGCTTCATCGCCCAAGTGTCTTTTTCGATTTGCGTTGGATTGCCCGCGAGCTGCTGCACGGTGGTGGTATGCCACTGGTCAATAACAGCCAGTGCCGCTGTTTTGTTCTCGGCGAGCATGGAGGCGAGTTGAGCAGGCGTTGGCAGCGGTTTTTTCGCCACCAAATTGACAGGCAGCGCACCGCGCGCGTCGATCTTTACTTCCGCTCCGGTGTCGCGGTCGTAAAAAGTTTGCCCGCGAAAATCCGGCTCAACGATCCACGAATCAGTGGCCTCGACATGTACGGCAATTTCATTGACCGCAGGTGCGGGAGGCTTAATAAATGAGGAGTTTTCCGGGCGGTGGAAATTACCCGGCTCTAGCGGGTCTTTGTAGGCAAAATCCTCTCCGAGAAATTCACGGGTCGAGAGGTCTAAAAGATAAATAATTTTTTTATTCATGATGTGTCCGATCAGAATTTAATAGATGCCAGAAATGCAGTGTTGCGAGAGCGCGTCTCTGCGCCTGATCGCGCGCTATTTGCCGAGGAGAATTGCATATCCACTATGTAATTCCCAACGTTAAAACCAGCTCCAGTTCCGGCACCCCGATTAGTTGTTGCTGAAAACGCCCCGCCGCCCGGAACGTTACTACCAGCCACTCCACTCAGCGCGCCGGTAATAGTTTGCAACTGGTCTAGCTGCGCAGAGCCAAATGCACGCGCCGCATCAACCCCGCGTCCATCATCCCAAAACCTCGGAAACTCCCCGCGAACATCGAACGCCTTGAACGTCGTTCCATCGGCGTTATCACAAACCGCAATTGCGCCAGCCGCCCACGTACCCGCTGCCACCATGATGCCGTTGTGCATCGCCCAGCCGCGCACTGCTGCATAAGTATTACGATTGAGATTAGCCGTACCGGACTTAAAGTACCCCGCGCGCGGAGTCGGCTGGGTATCCATCAACAGATTGCCGATTAGCACGCTGGCATAGCCGGTATAGGTCGCTCCGTTGGCGTTAAATACCTGCCACGTCATCAGGCTGTTGTAGTCATCGTGCCAAATGGGGCCGATGTTGGTGGTCGGCAAGGCGACACCGGTTGCAAAAAATTTAATCCTGACAGATAGCGCTGCATTGATGGTCGTTGCAAAATTAGGATCATTTGCCAGCGCCAGCGCAAATTCATTCAGCGTGTTCAGCGCTTCCGGGCTAGATGCAACTACCGCAGCAACAGCATTGGCAATCGCGGTATTGACCTCGGCAGCAGTAAAATACTGCGGGTGTGGATCAACCGCATTCCCATGCGTATTCAGATCATTTTGTACCGACTCGATAAGCAGCTTCAGCCAGCGCGTCCGGTTTGCGATGCTCTGCCCTTGCTTATTCGCTTTTCCTCCCGCCCCGCCAACCCAGACATCGGCCTTTTCAATCTGGTATACATCGTCGAACGCTGCTCCGTTATCGACTAGAAAATTATCAGGCATGCTCAGCTCCTCAGTTAATAGTTGTATCGACGGTTCCGCACGTAAAAGAGCCGTCGCAGGTGATCGCGCCATCGCAACGGAACGCCGCCGCTGAAAACTCGATGGATTGCAGGTGTATGCAGTTGCGTTTGTTGTTTTCCATCATGTGGCGAATCATGTTCGCCTCGCCTATGGTGACGGGGTTTTTCAGCACCACGCGAAAGGTTGCCCACTCACCGCCGCAGGTTTTTTTTCCGTCGGCCAAATCACTTCCGTCGCAGCGCAAATAATCTGCCCGCTCGATCAGATCGGCATCACCTTGTCCGCGCACGGCGAGCGCGGCCATGATCGCTTCGGGTGTGCCTTTATGCTGGTGGATGTAGCGCGCCTCTTCGATGGCGGTGCGCTTCTGCGACTCTGACCACTGGTAATCCCAATCTTCCACCGAGTAGGCAAACGCCAGATACGGCAGCATGTTCACCGGGCAGGTGCGTGGATTCCACAGCGTGGGGATGATTCTCGGCGGGTTAAATCTCAGTTGCGTCCGCTCGATATTGCGCTCAAGCGCGGTGGCATTCGGGGGTAGCAAGCTCCTCATTGCACCACTCCCGCGATACGCACCACAATTCCGGTGCAGTACGGCGCTTGGCCTGATGTAACGGGAATAGTCTCGGGGATGTTGAGCACCACGCGCTGTACGCCAGCGACCTTAGCGGCCGCATTCGCGCCCGAATAGGTCACCGCCTCACCCAGCTTGTGAATCGCCTTGGCGTAGCCCTCTAATCCAGCTTGTGCGCCGCTCACGCACAAGTCACCTACCGCACCGCGATACACATACAGATCGGCAACGATATTGTAGTTGATGATCTCGGCAGCCTGTGCGATCACCTCTTCGCTCAGCGGCTTCACGCTGGGCAAATGCAGCCGCGCATTCACCAGATCAAGCACCGCCTGCGATGGCACGCCGTTGCCCTCGTAGGAGAGTACGTAGATGAGGGATGTGCCGGGCATTGGGCTGGTGCATTTCGCGCCCTTCACCAAGCCGCTGGCAGACCGTGCATGAAACTCATACGACTCCGGTGCACCTGCGGTTGAGTAGCTTTCCGGCTTGAGCTCAAGGCGGCTTCTGTAGTCTTCGTCTGATTCATACACTGCTGCCACAGGTGGGTTGGCTGCAGCATCGGCGGGCGTGATAACTAGGCGCGTCTCGTTGTTGTAGTAGGTGATGCCGATGTAGTCCAGATCGGCACCTTTGGCGAACGGCAACATCAGCGCGCGCGCATCGTCGTTGAAGCGGGCGCGCAGGATCATCTCCCGATAGGCTGCGTTCTCGATCAGCTTGGTCATCGGCTCGGATTCGATTTCGAGCACAGCGGCGATATCGGCCTGCTGGTTGGCCGGATACAGGCTAATCAGGTAAGCCTTATGCTCGGCCAGAATGGCCTCGAAACTAAGCGTCTCGATCAAGTCCGGTGGCGGCAGGTCGGTCAAGCTGATGGTGGCGGAGATTGTCATAGCGGTATGCTCAGCGATACATTTTGCGCGGAGCCGTCTTTGAGGTCGGCCTGCATGTCGATGGTTGACTTGCCGTCCAGCGTGGGCGTGCTGAAGTCGATCTGGTTGATCGTGATGCGCGGCTCAAATTGAGACAGCGCGATCACGCTGGCAGACATTAGCAACAAGCGGTTGGTGTCGTTGTTCGGATGGTCGATTAAATCCGGTACCAGCGAGCCGTAATGGCGGCGCGCCACGCGTGTGCCGACCTTGGTGGAGAGAATGTCTCGGCACGACTGACGGATGTGCTCGATGCGCGTCATGCTGCGGCCTGTGGCGGCGTTCATCATTTGACGCTACCCGTGATAATGCCTGCACCGGCAGAGCCGCTGTCTTGTGTTTTTGCATTCAGCTCGGAATTTTGCCTAAATTCGTTAAGTATTCCCTCGCACATCGCTTCGAAGGTAGCCGCTCTATAGGCAGGTGAAGCATCCGGTGTGATGGTAATTTTATCCATCTCGACCATAATTTTTTGCGCCATGCTTTGTTTGGTCATCGCCATTATTTGCTCGCTTTCACGAGGATGCTGCTGACTGGATGATCTGCTCCAGTAAATGCGCATGGGTCACATCTACGGACGACACCGGAAGAATCACCAGAACCGTCACCATCCAGCTCAATACCGTTTGCGGCCTTTACCAGCGCCTTATCGGTGCAATTCACCACTGCATTTTTACAATCAATCTGCACGCTGTTCGTCGCATTGATATGCGCATCCTTACAGTTTGCGGTGATGGTTGATTTGGCGTTGACACTCGCGCTATCAATCCCGGTCACTTTCAGCGCGCTGGTCACATGGTTGTATTCAATGCGCGCGCCGTCAGGGTAGACGGTGATGTGTTCATCTGCGCTGTGGCTGGGTGCGGGGTTGTCATCCGAATTCAGACCGGCCAGCACGATGCAGTTGGCCAGCTCTCCGCCGGGGCTGAGCAATAACACTTCCTCTCCCACGGTGAGCGGCTCCCATGTCTTGGTTGTGCCTGCGCGAAACGTCATAAACGGACGCCATTCCGTCAGGTTTTTGCCGCTTCTCACCCGGCACACGGGCGGGTTTTGCGTCAGGTCAACCTCTTCAACCGCTCCGGTGCGGAGCAGGTTTTGAATAAGTCGTAGGAGTTCGGTAATTGTCATGGCGCGAATCTATCAACAGGGATGGAAACCTCTATCCCCGCCATGTTGTATGAGCGGTTCGTACAACATCACCGCGCCAGATGCTCGATCACCAGATCGCGCAGCATTTCCTCGTCCGTCGTGCTGATGCCCAATAAGCGGCGCTCGGCGTATTGCACTTCTAGGTTACGGCGGCGATTGACCTTGTCCCGCAAGCCAAACTGGTGGACGCGGGCAATGGCTTCTACCTGGCCGATGAACTGCACCACGGCACTATCGCTTGTAGATTTGGATTTGAGGTATTTGCCCTGCCGCAACTTGGCAAACATGGTGCGGCGCACCCGGCCTTTTTTGTTGCGCAGTTTGAGCTGCGGCTTGCGCGGTTCGTAGGCTGTGCCGTCCGGATTTTGTTGCAGGCCGATGCGCTTGGATTGGTTCTCGCGCAGGCGCTGCGCGATGGTGCGGGAGAGGATGCGCTGGGATTGCGGCTCAAGGTTGGAAATCAGCCCGGAAAGATAGGCTTCGAGCGGTTCGAGTTCGCTCACAGTTACACCAGCTCGCCGCCCGCACTCATGCTCCAGCCGGTCGGTCCCGATAGGTCGGGCAACTGCGGTTCATCCAGATGCGTAATCACGCGCTTGCCATTGATCCATTCCACCCGCACGCGCTCGTTGAGGTCGAGCGTGATGGAGATGTCGGCGGTGTTATGGCTGAGGATTTCGGCTTCGAACTTGATGCCGTCTTCGCGCCCCGGCGCGAGCAGCTCGCTCTGGTTGATGCGCACCCATTCCAGCAGCGGGATCATGATGGTGTCCGACG